GATGTTTTAGCAATTGGTAAAAGTAGGTTATTAATATTTTTGTAAAAAGATAATTCTACACGTTTTGGATCAATTAACGCTAATTTATAGCATTGTTTCATTGCTGATAAGATTAATGCGTGAAGTGCTACACTTTTACCACTCCCTGAACTGCCTGCAATTAGTAAATGGGTATTAATTCGCAATGCCTGATTATCATTTATTTGTAAAAACATTGTAATTTATTCCTTTCATAAAAGGCGGTCAAACCACCTTATTCTTCATCTTCTTTTAGTGTGAATGTTCCTTTTTCGCCTTCGTCATAGTCGATGATGTCGATTTCTGATTCATTATACCATTCTTTACCATCATGTAGCTGGACTTCGTGGTAATAGCCAATTTCATCGGTGATATGTTCCATAATTTTTGATTCAGTTGGAATTACTTTTTCTATTGCATTATTAAGCAATTCATAATATAAGTCGTTTTCATCTTCTCCATTTTGCTTGGCAATTTCTTCGGCTTGCTTTCTTAATGCGTCGGTATCAATTTTTCCAAAGTCGATACATGTTGTTTGGTATATGTCAAATTCTTTCATATATCTATCTTCGTATGCTTCGGCTTTATTCAGAAGGTCGAGCACTGCGGAAGAACTTGAAGCGTAACCCACTTTATCAAATATTTTTATTTTCTGTGTATCTCTTGCTATTAGTCTAATTCTTTCAATTGTTCTTGTGTTTGTCATTTTAATTTCCTCTTTCTTTCTTTTTCGCGATTGGTGTTGCCTTCTATTTTTATTTCAATTTCAAACATTTTGCATCTCCTGTATCATTTCTAAACAGTCATCTAAAACTATTTCTAAATGATTTATGACCACAAGAGGTTTATTTTCCCATTCAAACATATTGCTTATTTGTTCCTTTGTTTTTTCACTTAATTTTTCAAACAGTTGTTTTATTTGACTTATTTCGTCAACCATCTTGTTAATGTTTGATACTTCAAAACTTTTTCTATTCATTTTTTTACCTCCTCTTCTAACTCCGCATATCGTATTTCGCTTAATATTTCCCATCTGCGAATACTGTGATCGCTCGTGATATATCGAGTCAGTTTCCTTACATCGTCCCAAAATGTATTAATATTATTTAACGTGTTTAATTTTTTTATTTTGCTAATGTCGTGATATTCAATAGGTATCAACATTTTTTTACCTCCTAACAAACTGTAAAACGCTTGTAGCTTGTCTTTTTTAGATATTTTTGATATACTTCAAATTGTTCTTTTTTGAGGGTAGCACTATCAAGGCGTTGACTTTGCACGGTCGTATAAATAGCCTTCGTGCTGCCCTCTGTTTTTGTTTCTTCATCTCCCATAATTTCAATAATATTATTTTTTAATGTTTCGTTAATTGCTTGCAATTCTTCAATTAATCTTTTATTTTCCCTGTACTCATTGCATAAACTTTCAAATCTTTTCATCATTCTTTACCTCCGCAAATAACTCACTTAACTCAATAATTAAATACCATTGTTTTTTAGTTAAATTTTTATTGTTATATTCAAAATGATTTAATACCTCTTGAATTTTTTCATATAATTTTTTATTCATCTTGTTGCTTCCTCTTCTTTTGCTGTGTAAAAATCGTCTTCAATTTCTTCTAATACTTCATTTAATAATTGCCCAACTAAATAGCAACGTATTGTAACATCGCAAGCTTCTGCACCTCTTTGTAGAAGAGTTGCGTCATCGCCAAATTCTTGCAAAGCTTCTCCTAATAAATCAAGATTATGACAAATTGCCTCTTCTGATTTCCAAGTATTACAGAAATATGATCCGCTTCCATTTCCAGTTACTGAATCAGATATGAACGCATCATCGTAAATTGTTTGATACATTTCATCAATATTTGCAAAGTCGTTTAAGTTGTAATTATCGTTAATAAAATCAATTAAATCGTTTTTTACTTGTTCTTTATAGTTGTAACGCTCCATCTTGTTTTTCTCCTTTTGTTTGGTAGTGTTTAGATGACTTTTTTTGTTAAAATCATTATGTTTAAATCGTTTGGCGGTGTTTAAATAACTTTTATATTTTTTTGGCTTTTTCGTTAAAAAATTCATGTAAACAATTGATACAGAACTAGAAAATAAGGTTCTGTATCAATTGTTTTTATAATATAATTTTTAATTGTATACGCTTTTTATTTTTTTAATACTTCTTTTATAAATTCAGCTATTAGCTCGTCTAATTGTTTTCTTTTCTTTTCTATTTCTATATCTGAGTATCTTAATTTTTCGGCTTTAGTTTCATATTTTTCGCAAGTTTTATAATCGGCCTCAATATTTCCAAAAGGTCTATATCCTGTAACTATTGCAATGCCGTTAATATCGTATATATCGGCGTTCCATCCTAACGTGCCGAAAGTGTATGACTTAGGTTCTTTAAATCTTAATAAGCTTTGCAAATCACAATAACCGACCTCTATAATCGTGCTGTAATTTTTTTCTACTGCTTTTTTAGTTGTTTTAGTTTTCATATTTTTCCTCCTTTTTGCCTTATTGGCTAAAATATGTTATAAAGGAGTGGGAACATTTAACCTATAACGGGGGTTGTTGTTCCTTTTTTTGTTCCCTATCCTTTATACTTATATTATAAATGTTTGCGTAAACATTTCAATAGTTTACATAAATTTTATTCATGATTTTATTAAAATATAGGTTATTTTATGAAAAAATAATTATTTTTTTACATTTTGAAAGTAGGACTATTTTGTAATCTGCTTTTTAGTTTGTTAGTTCCTTTTTAAAATCATGATGATGTTCTATAGTCTAGCGACTGAATAGGTTAAACATTCTAATGCTCTTAGTGTTATTAGCTATTGTGGTGGGTACACCCCACCCCCTGCATAGGATCAGTTCAAGGGCGGGTTAGCCCCCCGTCCACCCAAGAATTTTTAAAAGAGTATTTAATTTACTATTTACAAGTAAACATAAAAGGTATATAGTTTATTCGCAAGGCAAAGGAGAGGATTATGAGAACATTAAAAAGTGCAATCGGATATATTCGAGTATCAACAGACGGGCAAGCAGAAGAAGATAAGTATGGTATCGAAGTACAGAAATCAGAGATACTAAAGTATGCAGACGAAAACAATTACAGTATTGTTGATTGGAAGATTGACGAATGTAGTGGCATCAAGGATAACCGCCCAGAGTTCGATAAAATACTCTATGGAGAGCATGTTACTAATCCACCAATAGAAGCAATTATTGTATTTAAAAATGATCGTGTTGCTCGTGATACGAAGTTGTATTTTTATTACCTGTATACATTAGAAAAGAGAAATATTAAATTATTATCTACCAAGGAATCATTTAAGGAAGGTGATGACTTTGTAAATATCTATCGTTCACTATTGATGTTTGTAGCAGAACAGGAAAGAAGAAACATTGCCTTAAGAACTTCTAAAGGTAGAATTGCAAAGGCTAGATATGGTGGATATAGCGGTGGTAGAGCGCCGTATGGGTACAAAGTGTTCAATGGGAATTTGGTAATAAATGAAGATGAAAGAGCATTGGTAGAATTTGTGTTTAAAGAAAGAAACAATGGAGTGAATATGCTTACAATTGCTAAACATCTAAGAGAAAATAATTTCAATTCCAGAAGAGGTGGAGATTTTACAGCAACTACTGTAAAGAGCATTCTTAATAATGAAAAGTTGTATAAAGGGTATTACAAATATGGAAAAATGAATTGGGTAAAGGGAGTACATGAGCCTATTTTAAAGGATGATGAAGAATAAAAAAATCTCCATGCGAAAAGCATGTAGAGAGTTGGGTATTAGCACGCATAAATATTACGCAGAATTAGGGAGGATGAGTTTATGTTAAATGTTCTATGTTTTCTAGTGTTTGTTGCATTGTTTGTGTTGTACAGAATTGCTACACATGATAGAAGGGTAGCGGACAAAGCATACATTAAGGAATATGAGAGACAACGCAAATTGCAACACAAAGTCGATAAGAAGTATAATAAACATAAAGATAGAGATATGTATATATTTCTAGACTGATAGATGAACTATATCCAAAGGGATATGGCACGTTCCAAAGGGGACACACAGAAATGTGTAGTTCCCTCTTTTTTATCTTACAAAGGAGACGACATGGAAATAATGAATAAAACAGACAGGATGCAAGGGATATTCAGAAATATATTAACTGTTATAGGTGACAGTAACGAATATCAACCATGTGAAGATGGACTTGCGTACTTAATGAAGATGAAAGATGAAGGTGTTTCTAAGAATGAGCTGCACGAAAACATACTTGACCTAATTGCAGTATCTGGAAATGTCATGCGTTATGCTGTCAAGCAAGAAGATTTTAACCTTGCAGAAAAAATGAGAGAACTTATTTTCAAGATGTATGTATTCGACGCACAAGATTGGTTTGATAGTTTCATGATTGCACTTGAATATGATAGAAAGCCTAGAGAACGGTTTTATATTCCCCGTAAGAAGATACTCAAGGGCCATGTAGAAACACTACAGAAATTGGCGGATGGAGATATACAGGAATTGTTTTTGTCGCAGCCACCGAGAACTGGAAAGTCGACCCTAACAATTTTCTTCATCACATGGCTGATGGGTAAATTTCCACAATTCCCCAACTTGTATGTATCATATTCTGCGATATTGACTGGTAAGTTTTACGATGGTGTACAGGAAATCTTACAAGATCCACATACATATAATTGGCAGAAGATATTTCCAGACAGAGTGTTACCGAGTACTAATAACGGATTGTCGAACGCTAAAGATCAGACATTATCTGTAGATACAAAGAGGCATTATCCAACGCTTACTTGTCGTTCATTGTATGGGACATTGAATGGTGCATGTGATGTTGAAGGTGGTATTTTGATATCTGATGACTTGTTGAGTGGTATCGAAGAAGCACTTAACCCAGACAGACTTGAAACTGCATGGGGTAAGGTTGATAACAATATGCTTTCACGTGCAAAGCAAAGCACACGTATCTTGTGGATTGGTACTAGATGGAGCACAAAAGATCCCATCGGTAGAAGAATGGAACTTCTAAAAACGAATGAGAAGTTTAAAAATCATAAATGGGCAGATATCAGTATCCCTGCACTGGACGAAAACGATGAAAGCAACTTTGAATACGATTATGGAGTTGGTTTTTCTACAGAGACATACCAACAGAAACGTGCTTCTTTTGAACAAAATGGCGATATTGAATCATGGCTTGCACAGTATCAGCAGCAACCAATTGATAGAGAAGGAACAGTATTCAATCCTAACGATATGCAATTCTTTGATGGCACTTTACCTGACTTACCATATGATTGGGCATTTATGACAGTTGACCCTGCATTTGGTGGTGGCGATTTTGTCGCTGGTCCCTTGTGTAAGGCTTATGGCGATAAGGTATACGTTGTCGATGTCATTTACACCAATGAAGATAAGACGATATCACAACCAACGATAGCGAGAAAAACACGTGATAATGAAATTACAACATTACGTGTAGAAGCTAATAAGACACTTGAGAGTTATGTTGAAGGTATTGAAGAAGAATTAAGTAAATTGAACTATAAATGCAATGTTGAGATGGTTTCTGCACCAACACTTGTTGCGAAGAATATCCGTATTTATGAGAAGAAATCAGATATTCTTAATCATTTTGTGTTCTTGGAGAGTGGTAAACGTTCTAAAGAATATGAACAGTTCATGCAGAATGTGTTTAGTTTCAAAGCTAATGGCAAAAATAAACACGATGATGCACCAGATAGCTTGGCGATGGCTTCTAATATGTATCAAGAGATTTTAATTCCTACAATTGAAGTTTTTGATAGACCTTTTTGATATTTTTATTAAAAAGTATAACCATCCTACTTGTTTTTACAAATAAAAATGATAATTTAAAGTTGATGAAGAGGGATCTGATAAATGACTTATACAGGTAGAGAGAAAATCTTAGTAAATGCAAGTGAAATAACAGAAGCTAATATTGTTACATGTTTAAAGAAGGCACTTAGCACTCATAAGAAGAATGTTCGAGAAGAAACCTACTTATATAAATACTATAAAGGTAGTCAACCAATTCTCAATCGTGTTAAGAAAATCAGACCTTCTATCAACAACAAGATTATTGTAAACAAAGCGAATGAAATTGTTTCCTTCAAAACAGGATATTTATTATATTCACCTATTCAATATGCATCAAGAACGAATGAACAGTCGGATGAAATCAGCATCTTGAATACATATATGGATGTAAAAAATAAAGTTACAGTTGATAAAGACGTAGTCGATTGGATGCATATATGTGGTGTCGGTGTAAAAATCCTTTTGCAGAGTGATAAGGATGACGATATTCCATTCGACTTATATAGTGCTGATCCAAGAGAAAACTTTGTTGTATACAGTTCATCGTTGATTGGTGAACCACCAATTATGGGTGTACGCCACTATGTAGACGTTGATGACACAGGTGTTATCGAAACAGATGTTTATGAGTGTTACACAAAAGATATGTATTTTAAAATCAAAGATGAAAAGATTGTTTATTTAGCTGGAAATGCGTTAAAACAGATTCCAATTATTGAATATCCTTTGAATAACTCACGTATTGGATCTTTTGAAATCGTATTATCGTTATTGGATGCAATCAATGTAGTGCAATCCAATAGAATTGACGGTGTTGAACAATTTGTACAATCTCTATTATTATTTCACAATGTGGATATTGATACAGAAAAGGTTGAAACTCTGAATGAGATTGGTGCAATCAAATTTAGAGATATCAACCCAAGTTTGCAAGGTGAAATCAAATATCTTGTATCGCAATTAGACCAAACAAATACACAAACACTTATCGATGATTTGATTGATTGTGTACTTGCAATTGTTGGTATGCCACCTACAAAAAAGAGTGGAAGTTCTGCTGAAACAGGAATGGCAACAATCATGCAAGATGGATGGTATCTTGCGGAAGCACGTGCTAAAGATACAGAAAACTTATTTAAAGCAAGTGAAAGACAGTTATTAAAACTTGTGTCTTATATCTGTAACAATACATCTGATTTGCCACTGGACTATAAGGATATCGATATCAAGTTCACACGTAAGAACTATGAGAATATACAGTCTAAAGTACAGGTACTTACAACGATGTTACAGAATGAAAAGATTGCTCCACGATTAGCATTTGCTACATCAAACTTGTTTGTGGATAGTGAAGGAGCATGGATTGAATCTCAAGAGTATATTCAGCAAACGAAGAATATTGAACAGGAGAAAGAAGTAAATGCGATTCAAACTAACTCCACGACAGATACAAAGAATCGAGAAGGAACTAAACAAAAGTAATATCATTGAAGTTAAGATTGAACGCAACCAAGTTGTACTCATACAGGTATTGCGAAGATTAGTTCCAGACGAAAAATAAATAGACCGTTTCCAAACGTGGAAAGGAGAAACCCAAAGGGGTATCAATGTATGCATTCATGCATATTGAGATATCCCTTTTCTTTTTATTTATGCTAACCATTTTAGATTTTGATGAGATACATGCAAACACAGAAAGAATCGTGAATGCATATCTTACTTCCAAAACATTGGAATTAAAGAATAAACAAGAATACATCGAGTATGAATTGTATTTACTTCTAGGGAGTTATTACATCGATGGTTTGTATAGCACAGGGCTAACAAACGACATCAATGTTAGTTCAGAAGATATGCAGGCATGCATATATGAGAACATTGCTGGCAAGACATTCAAAGATCGTGTTTACGAGTATGTTGCAAATAACGATGTAAAAGCACTTGTCAGATTACTCGATAGCGAAGCACACAGAGTTTATGAATCGGCAGCATATAAGACTGCTACAGATTATCAGGCTGCCACAGGTAAAACGGTAGTGAAGGTATGGAATACACAAGGTGATTTAAAGGTAAGAGATACCCATGAATATATCGATGCAATCGAAAAAAAGTTGAATGAACCATTTATTACCTATGACTTAGATGAAGCACAATATCCCGGCGGATTCAGCAATGCTGAAAACAATGTGAATTGTAGATGTTGGCTAAGTTATAAAACAAGCTCTTAACAGTCTATGACTGTTAGATATGCGGAAGGGAAGTCGCTATATAAAAGTCGCAAAACAATGGCAGAGAAGCCTAAAATCGCACATTTAAACAGTTAGGGAAAACTATAATCGCAGGAGAAAAAACAATATGAGTTCTTTAAAAGAGTTACTAGGTAAAGCCTACAAAGATGGAATGACACTTGAAGAGATCGACACCGCATTATCAGAAATTACATTCCACACAGACAGTGATTACGCAAATCTAAAAAACAATATTTCAAAACTTACTTCTGAATGTAAAGATTGGAAAACTAAGTACCAAAGCACATTAGATGCTGGTGAACTTGCAAAACAAAACGCAGAAGAAGAAAGAACAAAAATGCTTAATGAATTGAATTCATTAAAGCGTGAAAAGAATATTGCTGATTTGAAATCACAGTATTTAGGAATTGGATATAGTGAAGAATTAGCAAGTGATACTGCAATAGCAACGCTGGATGGAGATACAGCGAAAGTGCTTTCCAATCAAAAGAAATTTGCTGATGAATTAGTCGCAAATACTAAGAAAAACTTGATTAAAGACAATCCTAAGCCAAAAGGCACAGGGAACACAGGGGGTGTTGCAATGACAAAAGAAGCGTTTATGAAATTATCTACGCGTGAAAAGGGCGACTTTATTGCAAACCACAGAGAAGAGTATGACGAAATGTACTCAAACAATACAGAAGGAGAATAAAAAATGGCAAACAAACCTTATGACAATTTTGTCTTGGCAAATGAAATCAAAGATCAATTTGTATCACATTTAGATCATTCCATTTTTTGCACGGCGGATGCTTCCTTAGCAGAAACAGCAGGCATGATTAAGAAAATCCATCGTTACTATGGGCATGTAGGTGATGATGCAAATGCTTCCGGTGCAGAAAAGTTAGCACTTGGTGCAGGTAACACAAAGGTTATTGAAATGGGCTTTACACCAGAAGAATACAAGGTGCAAACATTACAAGCTACAGGTAAGTGGCATGATGAAGAAGAAATGACAGATCCTAACGTACCGCTTGTTATTGCAGGTAAAGTTGGTGCTGACTTATTCAATCAAACTAATTCAGATATCATTGCTGAATTTGCTAAGGCACAAGCAGGAAACACAGTTGCTTTAACTGGTACAGATTATTTTGGTGCATTTGTTGAAGCACAGTCCAAGTTAAAGACTGAATTTACAGAATCGTCAACCCCTGGTATGGGAACATTTGCTCTTATCAGCGTAGAAGATTACGCAAAGATTCGTAAAGCATTAGGAGACAACTTAAAGTATGTTGAAGCGTTCGCACGTGAAGGCTATATCGGTACAGTTGCAGGAACAAGCGTATTTATAAGCAAGGCTGTAACCGCAAAAGAAATCTACATTGCTACAAAGAAGGCTGTAACAGTGTTCTACAAGAAGGATGTATCTGCCGAATACTTCCATGAAGGTAATCGTTCTTCCGAAGATGCTGACAAGCGTATCAACAAGTTAATCAGTCGTACATACTATGTAGCTGCATTAACTGATGCAACTAAGGCGGCAAAGATTACTTTAGCCTAACTAATGATTAAAGAAAGAAGGTGTTAATGATGACGGAAGAAAATCTTAAAGCAATGATTAAAACAAATATTGAAAGTTCATCGGACATGACGATTTCTGATGATGTTATTAATATCTTCTTTCAATTATCTAAAAATGCAATCTTGTTAAAACGATTTCCATATTTGAAAGACATAAGCGATAAAGAGTTACCCAGCATTTATGACAGTCTATGCGTAAGACTTGCGGTATATATGTACAACAAACAAGGTGCAGAAGGTGAGATATCACACACAGAAAACGGAGTAAGTATCAAGTGGGAAAACGGAGACTTACCAGAAAGTTTAATGTCAGAGATTATTCCGATGTCGGAAGCATGGTGATAATATGCGAGGGCTAAATAAAAACATGTACACGTTCTATAGTGCTAAGTATTTAGGACTACAGAAACAAGTAGATGAATGGGGACAACCAACAGGACAATATATTCCTAAATATGCTTTACCCGTTAAGCATAAGGGAAACATCAGTCCAAACATCGGAAGTTCTCAATTCTACATGTTCGGAAACCTACTTGAATACAGTAACGTTATTTCTCCACTACCAGTTGATACAGATATTGATGAAAATTCCGTTTTATGGATTGGCATTGAGCCTAACGTAGAAAATGACAATTACAACTACATTGTTAAACGCATTGCTAAGTCCAAGAATTTCTTGGCCATAGCGATTGGAAAACGTACAAGCGATGAAGATTAATTTATTTAATTTAGCAGATTTAGATAAAGCGATTGCCATTACAGATAACCATAAAGAGAACATGGAGAAACGCATGATAAAGATTATGGAAAAGGTAAGGCAAGAAGCAATATTTGAGGCAAATAGATTATATCAATCAGCAAGTTATGCAGGCTTTAAGGATGTAGGAATAAATGCTACACCAGTACATGTTGAAAATGGCAAGATAACCTTTACATTGCGTGCTATTGGTAGCACAACGCTATTCATAGAGTTTGGTACAGGTATATATCCAAGTGCACCTAATGAAGCGTATGGACTTATTACAAATGGTAACATTGAACAACATGGCCAATATGGGAAGAAACAAGGTTTAAAACTAAAAGGATGGTTTTATAAAGGAGTTGCCGGACAAAACCCACCTTCTGATACGGAAGTATCAACAGAGAAAGAAGGGTTAATACACACATATGGAAATGCAGCTACACCATTTATGTATAGTGCACGAAAGGTAGCGGAAGAAACATTTAATAAGTTGATGAAGGAGTTGAAATAATGATTTTTATAGAACGATACATCATATCGGAAATTACAAAACAGTTGGAGAAAGACTTTCCAAAGAAAAAAATCATTGTTAGCAATGACAATATCAACGCAAAATCTACATTTCCAGTTGTAACAGTAGTTCAGTCCGATACATTCCAAGCTAGGCAATTCATCGATTCTAGTGGCAAAGAAACAGTTTGTGATGTTAGCTTTGATATCAATGTTTATTCAAATGATAAACATGACCCAGTTGAAGAATGTATATTGCTATTGCAAAGCATATCAAAGTTGATGATATCTAAAAATATGACATGCATCACAACAATAAAAATGGGATCAATGAATAACAACTCTATCCATAGATACGTACAAAAGTACACAGGGAGAGTTGCAGGACAATATTTATTTACAAGATAAGAAAAGGAGAAAAGAATAATGGCACTGCAAGATTTTAAAGCATTCTTAACTAAGTACACATTCTTGATGAACTCTGAAACAAATAAATATCAAGACATGAAGAAGTTAATTGACATTATCAGTTATCCAGATATGGGGAGTGATCCAGAAAAGGTAGAAGTAACAACTCTATCACATGGAATCAAGGCATACATTGATGGCTTACAGGATGTTAAGTCCTTCTCTTTTGAAGGCTACTATACACCAGAACTTTACACAAAGTTACAAAATATCGAAAAGGCAACAAAGACAAAGCACCAAATGTTTGCGTTATTCATTGGCGGAACAGATGGAGATACACCTACAGGTGATTTAGGTTGCATTTATTGGACCGGTGAGCTAACAGTTTATCTCAAAGGTGCAGGCTCTAATGAAGGTCATAAGTTGGCTATTTCCATTACAGTTGATGACAAGCCAGAGTTTTCTGCAACAAAGAAAACTGATTAGTTAAGAACAACAAAATAACTCAATAAATTAAATAGGAGAAGAAGAAAATGGCAAAGGACATTAAGGTAACATTTGAGGATCAAACATTCACGCTTACATTTAACAAGCAATCAGTTAGGCAGATGGAAAACGCAGGATTCAATATCAATGATATTGATACAAAGCCTAGTACAACTATTGAAATGTTGTTCAGAGGTGCATTCCTCGCACGACATGTCGGTATCAAGGAATCACTTGTAAATACTATTTGGAACAACATGACTCAAAAGAAAGAGTTATTACAAGCATTAATGGAGTTGTATCGTGCTCCAAGTGAAGCTTTATTAGAAGAGCCAAATGAGAACGATCCAAAAAAATTGACTTGGACTATGGAATAGTCCACTTCAAAGATAATGGAAACTCTAAGAAAAGGATTACCTATTCCGAGCTATTTGAAAGAGAGTGCCCAAGATATATGTCAATGGGCATGACATATAAAGACTATTGGGAAGGTGATAATGACCTTCCCATATTTTATAGAAAGAAGCATGAATACGATTTGCAACACATGAATGAAATGGCTTATCTGCAAGGTGTCTATGTAGCAAAGGCTATATCTGCATGTTTCTCTAATGGAGAATTTCAATATCCGGAGAAACCTGATCTTCTCAATTTATCTATCAACAAAGAGATTGTTGCAGAAGAAGAAAGACTACAAGCAGAGAAGTATACAAAGCAGTTGCGAGAATACATGCAAAAGTTGGGTGAGAACAATTTAAAAGCAAAAGAAAAGAAATAGAACGGAGATACATTCGATATGGCTGAATATGAAGGACTAGAGTTTACAGTTACAGAAGATATAAGTAAAAGTGTAAAAGATATCAAAAGATTATCGAGTGCATTAACAGACTTAAAAACATCCCTTGAAGCAGTAAAAGGTATAGATGTTGGCAAGGAGTTAAAAAATCTAGCGGATCAACTATCACAAATCGAAGGGGAAGATACAAGCACATTAAAAGAACTTGCCGAAACCTTAAAAAATATAGGTGATGGAATAAGTAAGTTAAATAAAACGATTCAAGCAATGGATGTTAGTAAGTTCAAAGACAACATGCATGGAATGGCAGAGAGCATAAAAGAACTCGATTTAGATCGCTTATCAAAGCTATCGGAAGCTACAAAAGGTTTACAAGGTTTAGGTGCTCTAAACAACGTAAAACAAGGAACAGGTGCAGCAGAAAATGTACTCAACAACACTCAAAATACTAGTACGCCACAATTAGATACAAGTGAGAATGCATCTACAGGAAACGTACTAGATAAATTCACACAGTCTCTCAAGAATGGTGCTAGCAAGATACAAAGTGTCTATAAAGGAATATTAAGCGCCGGAAAGAGTTTTATAGATAAATTTAAACGATTATTTGATACGGCATTATCAAAGTTTGGTGGATTTATCAAAGGATTTGCAGGTAATGTGTTTAGTAAGTTGGGTAATGGTGCATCAGGGCTTGGTAGTAAGTTAAAATCCCTTACAACCCAATTTGCCAGAGTTGCGAGGTATCGTTTCATGCGTACAATCATTAAAGATATTACACAAGCGATGGTTACAGGTGTAAACAACGTATATGCATACTCTGCCGCAATTGGCGGAAGCTTAGCACCAGCAATGGATAGCATTGCAACATCTGGGCTATACGCAAGTAATTCATTAGGTGCTATGGCAAGTCCAATTTTGGAATCACTTTCACCTGCTATCGATTTTTTAATCGATAAATTTGTAGCACTTATCAATGTAATAAATCAGTTCTTTGCATTCATTGGTGGGCACGCTACATGGACGAAGGCAATTAAGCAACAGGCAAAATTTAATAAAGAACTTGGCAAAGGCGGTGGTGCTGCAAAGAAGGCTAAAAAAGAATTAGATTTATACCTAGCAAGTTTTGATGAATTACATGTAATGAATGATCCAAACAAGAATCATGGTGGCGGTGGCGGGGCTGTTGGCGGTGGACTTAACCCATCAACAATGTTCGAGCAAGCACAATTTGATGGCCCAGTTGCTGACTTTGCAAGTCGAATCAAAGCCTTATTTGAAAGTAAGGATTGGAAAGGTTTAGGAACATTCATCGGAGAAAGTGTTAATAAAGGTATCAACGCAATCGATTGGAAAGGAATGGGAAGAAGTGTAGGTAAAGGCTTTGACACAGTATTTACTGTTTCCTACAACTTCATGAAAACGGTTCGATGGGATAACATTGGCAGTAAAGTAGGCGAATTCTTGAATGAATCAATGTATCAAGTCAATTGGAATCAAGTTGGAAGAACGGTAGCACAGGGCTTTTTACTAATTCCACAGATGATGTTAGGACTTATCACTAAACTTGATTGGAGTGCTGTTGCTGTGAATTTTGCTAATTCAATAACAGGTTTTTTAAATGAAATTGCAGATGTAATCGGAAAATACGATTGGTTTTCAATCGGAAAAAAACTAGGAACAGAGTTTAGAAAAATGCTAACGAGTATCAATTGGATAGAACTCGGCAAGAGTGCTATACGCTTATTTATTACTGCGTTAGAAGCAGCTGTGGAGTTCGTTGGTGGACTACTAAGTGGTCTTGGAGGAACAATAGTTGATAATATCTTCAAAGGCATAAAGGAGAAATGGTCCGAATTAAAGCAATGGTTTCAAAAGACATTCGGTTGGATTGGAGACTTGATTTCATCCATCTTTGGTAAGAGTAAAGACACGATTGAAAATACAACAAGAAATGCTGCTGATGTCGGTAAAGGAAATTTTTCTGAATTGCGAGATGGCATTACAACTAATTCTAATGAGATTAGTAATACAGTTTCCGATAGATTCAGTAGAGCAAAAGCAAGCGTTACAAGCAACACAGGCTTGATGTCAAGTTTTGCTACACGCAATTTCCATGACATGGGGATTTCAACTGAACGTAATATGTATAGTATCGGCAATTCAGTTGAAACGAATATGAATAAAGCGTATATACATACAAACAGAAACTTTACATCGATGAATACGACTGCAAGCACAAACTTATCTGGAATGAGAAACAAAGCTGATACAAGTTTAAATGCAATCGAAAGTAAATTCAATTACACAAGACTTACATTCCCTCATATTTCATTTCCACATATTCCATTGCCACATTTCAGTATTAGTGGTAGTGCAAATCCACTAACTTGGTTGCAACAGGGCTTACCTAAAATAAACATTGAATGGTATGCACATGGCGGTTTCCCAGATATGGGAGAAATGTTCGTTGCACGTGAAGCAGGACCAGAACTTGTGGGTAATATTGGAAATAAGAATGCGGTTGTAAATAACATGCAGATTATTGAAGGTATTAAACAAGGTGTAACAGAAGCTATGCAAAGTGTACAGGTTAATGGTAATTCACACATCACAGTAAAGCTTGATGGCAAAGTTGTATATGACAGCGTGGTGCAAAGAAACAATGAACACGTTGCTATGACTGGTGAGAGTGAGTTCGCATATTAGGAAAGGAAGGACAAGAGAACATGGCAGAAATATATAATTCTCCTTGGCTGCAAGGGCATGCCACAGGCATAGTGAGTGTTTCTACAAATGGACAGATTTGGACTTCCTTGCCTGATCCATCTAGCATTACATACTCTGTTTACGACCTAGACGCAGGTGGTAAAACAGGGCGTGGCTTAGATGGTGGAGTGAACAGAGAAAGAGTGGCAGTCAAAGAAAAGATAAGCATGACATTTAATGCAATGTTTAGAGTTGACTTTGAAAAAACAATGTCTCTTATCAAAAATGCATTCTTCTATGTGAATTTCTATTCACCCTATTATGGTGAATGGAGAATTGCTGAAATGTATGTTGGAGATAGAAGTTTCGATTACTACGGAATGATGAAAAAAGATAATAATGACTTGGTAAAAAGTATCAAATTTAACTTTATAGAAAGGTAAAAGAATATGATTAGAGTAAATGACAACTACAACAACGCTATTTATGAAAGTCGTTCATTTACCTTTTCTGTTTTATTGAATGGTAATGAACAACTTGCAGTAAGACAAATATCAAATATTGAGATTGTTGAAATAGGCCAGTCGGATAAATCGCTAAAGTTAGGACAGTTATGTAATAACCAACTGACTATGGATACTTGGATAAAAAACGATCATATCGTAAACGGATATATCGAAGTATTTGCTAGTTTGAATGGTAATGATTCGATGAAAGTTCCATTAGGTAAATATTATGTCAATGAGTATAAGGACAACCATGATAGTACCTACACAATCACTGCATATGCACTTCATCCAAGAATGAATGAAGAAGTAAAGAACATCAATTCAAGAGATGTACAGACTATCATTTCTGAAATCGAAAGATACACAGGGATGCAAGTATTGAATAAAGCGATGTTCACTCTTAAAACGATAAATGAGATTGAAGAACACGTTACATATAAACAACTATTGGCAGATATTGCAGGATATGACGGATATAACCTTCGCACAGATAGAAAAGGAAATATCGTTCCATATAAATATAGTATGTATGTTGTGGATAGTTCTGGTAACCAACCTGATATCGTTTTTAACAACATACATATGCCACGCAAAGGAAGAACGATCAGCAGTCTTGTTACAGAAAAAAAAGTTTCTATTGATAGCGTAAAAGTAAGTGATGGTAAAAATGCATATATATTCGGCACTGGGAAAGGTATCAGTTATGTCAATCCATACATAACAGCAGATAATCAAGTTCCAAGTTATATATGCAATATGGACTATGTGCCACTTACTGTTACGGATGTGGGCAATCCATGTAGAGAAATTGGTGATAGAGTATCATTCACAGACAACAAAGGAAACACTTTTGAAACATGGATCATGTGCCAGAAAATCAGTATCGATGGTGGTTTATCCATGCAGACTGAAAGTTACACAAATAGCAATAAGCTAGCAGTTACAAAGGAAAGTCCTATTACAAAGGCTATACGCGAAGCAAATAGAACCAATCGTAAGTTGATTGAAGAAATGTTTGGCAAAATTGCAGGAGCAAAGGATGGCTATTACAACTTCATAGATGGTGATGGAAATATCGTTCCATTTACAAGTGATAAGATAGCGGGTTTTCAGATATCAAATACACCTACAAATACACCTACAACAAAGGGATGGAGATTTATTCGAGGTGGTTTATATCACAGTTCTGATGGCTTTAAAACGCATGATGACTTCATGCTGAATGAAGATGGTGAAATCAATGTCAATCTTATTAAGCTGGGCAATAAAACACTCACTGAAACGCTCAGCCAACTAAGCAACGTACAAAAGCTAGCAGTTAAAGAGCTAAAGCTTTATTATGCTCTTTTTGATTTTGGCAAAACGCCTCAAAAAGATGATCCAGCTTGGAAAACAACTAAGCCAAAAAGACCTGCTATGCTTGAGGACTTGTGGTATATGCAAGCTTATGTTTTGCAAGATGGAACAGAAGTGAGACTAGATCCGACAAAAAATTTAGAAAAAGCATTAGATTTTTATATAGCTGGTCAAGAACGAGACAGAGAAGAAACGATCAAGAAAACGTCAGAATTAGACAAAAAAATAGATTCTTCTTTAAAGTTAATTAATGAAAATAAGTCATTAATTAATCAAACTAACAATTCTATTAGTTCAATCGTTGAAAGCAAAACAAAGATATTAAACAATAAGCAAGAGAATATAAAAAATAAAAGTGAAGAGCTAGAAAAAGAAGTAAGCAAGCTACAAGCAGAGCTGAAAATAACCTCTAATGCTATTAGCCAAAGAGTTGAGCAAGATAACTTTGATGGCTTTAAAAAGCAAATGGAAAGCATGCTTGACATCAACGGTCTTCACGTTGGGGAAAGTGGCAAAGGGAAATCAAACATTAATTCAGATGGTTTGGTTGTTACAGACGCAAATAATGAGATAATTGCAAAATTCACTAACGATGATTCGAGAGTTAACTTTTTAAATGTTCGTGAACATCTATCGGTCGGTTCACATAGATTTGAAATGTTTAACGATGACTTAGAAATCACATCTTTTTCAAATGGTGAAATAAACACTACTTCACTTGACGGAACGGCTATCTATTGGATTGGAGACGTTAAATAAAAATGGTATACATTCAACAAGGAAAATATACAGTTGTTGCAACAAACAACGTCAGCCATAATGCACAGCTTACCTTTTGGTTAGAAGCATGGGCGGAAAATTATGATCTTGTAAATAATAGTACTAAAGTTTGGACACGTGTTACAGTTCAGTGTACATCAGGAAGTGCGAGTACAAGTAATTTAGCCGTTAGTGGCGATGGCTTGAGTTATTCTAATAGTGGTGTTTTCACTATTAGCAATAATGGATCATGGCAAACAATTGTGGAGGGTTATTTTATTGCCCATCATAATTCAGATGGCACAAAGACAATGAATATCAGTGCCACTGTCAGTGCTAATCAAAGTTGGTGGAATAATACTTTAAGTGGAACTATTACATTACCAACAATACCGAGAAGTTCGGGTATAGCATTGTCACCATCGACTGTTTCATGCGATGGCTATAATTCATTTACTATTAACATTAATAGAGCGTCTGAAGCGTTCACTCACAATGTTTATTATTTATTCGGCAACAACTCATCAAAAAATCTAATTGCACAAAACGTTACTACTTCATGTAGTTGGATCCCACCTCGTGAATTACTTTTGAAAATTCCAAATGATGAAACAGGGGTTGGAGCGATTATTGTTGAAACGTTTAGTGGCAGTACAAAATTAGGTGATAGTTCAACACGCTTTTATATATCTTCCGTTGGTGTTTCAGAGCCGAGAATAGAAAATATTACCGTGACAGAGTTAAACAGCAGTGTAAGTGAAAGCGGTGTTTTTGGTGGTATCTCTAAAAAGAAAATTAGCTTTGATGTCTATTCTTATGATGGAGCAAGTATTAAAAGAGTAACCGTCACAAACGGATCACAGACTGTGAATGCCTATAAGCAAGGTGATAGTGATTATATAAGCCACGGGAAAAAGCAAAGATATAGTGTTACACTTAGTAACCTTACAAGTGG